GGCGAATTCTTCAATGAATTTGACAAGATTGCTCACGCAGTCACAGGTTATTATCCTGATATAGCAATATATCAAGGGAATGACATAGAGATTAACGGTTATGGATTAGAAGAAATACCAGTAGAAGGTGATGGAAATTGTTTCTTTGAAGCTACATTAAAAAGCTTAGGATTCCCATTGGATGAAAAAGGTAATGCAAAACATTTGTTAAGATTAATGTTTGTATATTACATATACCAAAGTTTTAAAAAATTCCCAGACCCTACCGCACAAATGTTGATAGAATCAGAAAGTGGAATGACACTATATGATACTCTAACCAAATTCGCTAATGATGGAGAGTGGATTCCTGTTCAAATGGCTAATTATATGGCAAGCATGTTACGACTTAATATGAACATGTATATCAAATACGATGCTAAAACGGTAACAGAGTATTCTGATCTAAGGTATGAAGAAGCACAAGGTGAACTCATACTAATACATAATGGTGTTAATCATTTCACAGCTGGACGTGGAGCTCCAGGACAAGTAGCTACGAATGTCATGAAATTCATAACATTGCGACTTGATGTGTATTATGATGATACTAAAATAATACATCCTCATGTATGTCCAAATGGGCATACAACATACCATTTGAATAATTGTTATTATGCATACGATAATTGTGCAGTATCCAACTGTTCATTCACATCCATGTCTCTATATGCACCAGCGTTATACTTTGATTGTGCATATGATCCACATGAAACTAGTTATTATCAAATGCCTAAAATGGATGACACATCAATTTGGTCTAATATATCTGTTAATAATGTTAGCCACGACTTAGCAAACCTCATTAAAAACTCAACAACATCATCTAGCATTGCTTCAAAAATAGTTACTGAAAGTATTCGGGGAGAACCAATTGTCATTAATCATGGACATGGTTCACGAAAAGCTTATGATCGATTGACTACCGTATCCAACCCAATATTACCAAAAAAAATATCTGATAAAATATTGCATGATAGTAAAATGCGTGCGAATTCAGCAAAAATGCTAGATATTTTTTTTACACATAATAGTAGTGCTAATATTATAAGGCGATCTTTTAAGAAAATACAAATGAAAGCAAATCAGATACTCAAGACGAAATCAGATTATTTTCAGAGAAAAAAAAAAGATGAACAATTGGTATTAGAAAGAATATATGCCATGATGACCGAAGAAGAACGTTTGTTGTCTGACATGAATGACGTAAATCTCAAATTGAATCAAAGATATATAATGAAGATACCAGAACATGAAGTAGTTACATTAGTAAAGAATAATGTTATCAATACTAAAAACGAAATAGTTAAACCTAGATATGCACATACTAAAAGTGAATGCGATTTAACCCATCAAAAATATGTGAAGAAACATGCGGTAAAAAATGTATCACATTTTAATGATAATGGTGTATATAATGTTCAATCATCTACCGAACTAACAAATGAACACAACGATCTAGCAGTTTGGAGACATCAGTTAGAGAATGAAAACACAACTGAATTTCTAGAATTTAGCAACGTAATGGGTCAGTACACACGACCATTAGTAGATGTAGGATCTTCTTGTAGAATGATAAGTTATGGATTAACAGGTGTATATTTAATGCCAACTTTATCTAATCAAGATTATTACAGAATCAATAAGAGGAGGATATTACTCAAAGAGTATGGTATGACGGTTAAGCCAGAGAATAGGAGAATGAATATTATACAGGACACTTTGCAATCATCACTAGATATAGTGACTACGTTAGACAATCCGTTATTCAATTTCACCGATTCACTTTATTATTTTGATCCATTAGAATTGGGATTAATGTTATGTAAACAACCATATGGTACAGTAGGTTGTGGAACAATGCATGTATTTAAAAAACAAGGGGAAATACGAATAGGATCCGAAACATACGGCTGTGTAATACAAGACACAAATAAAGATATAATTATGAAAGTGAATGGTAACCCTAATGAATATAGACACCCGAATAATTACTCCACATTGGTAGCTGAAGACATGATGTTACTAGCTGTAACATTAAACGCCTGTGTATATATACATGTTATAAAGAGAGTACACATGGGAGCTACTGATTATGTAAGGTTTCAAATAATGTCAGTACCCCATAATAGTAGACCGAGTAATCTTAAATATAATAAAACAAATCTCACATTAGATACTGAAATTAAAATGAAAGCCATCAAACAGGGAAAGAGAATCGTGCTTAATAATAGTATGTTGATCGACCCGACTAACAACCCAGATGACACAGTTATAGATGTGGGAGATGACAAGATAGCCGTCGTTAAAGTACCAGGTTTTTACAAAGTGCTAAAATGGCAACATAAAAATACAGAATTGTTTAATAGTAAAACCTGGCAAACTTATGAAACGAAATTTAATCCCAGTGCGTTTAAGGTAGATGAAAAGATTCATTCACAAGCAGTGAAAAATATAAGAACTGCAGATAAGTTAGATCCTAAAAAAATGACAGAAGTACTTAACGCAATACATATACAACCTAACAAAGCACATATCAAAGATGTGTGTGTGCCTATACTCATATCAGCACTAGATGAAGCTATAGGTGTAGACACAATAATGACTAGAATTGCAGAAAGTAGGGCATTTGACTGGTTAAATCGTGGTAAAGAAGGAAAACTTACCACCAATAGAAAAGGGTTCATAGAAAATTTGGTTAGTTTTTTCTTACGTAGTGATTATAATACATTTAGTGAGGAAGCAGCAGCATTAATACCTGATACCGAAGGGACTTTTTGGGACCGTGAAACGGGTCCCACGGGCTTGCAGGCCCAATAGGGAATCGGAGATGCCATCACTGGCAATGCCAGTGATGTAATAATTAAGGGTATATGTTATCACACTGATATGCAAAAAGAGATCAATGACATAACCCTTAATAATAGAAGACACAGAATTCCAGAGTGTATGTACAAGTTAAAACTTGTTGACATACCATGTGATTGTAGAAATGATGGACAAGTAGCAGCTAAGAAAATACTGCATACAGGTAGTAATACAAGACCTATAGTAGTATACAATAATTGTAGGAGGACAGCATACGCAGCATTTATAAGACAGTTACGCGAACCACCACCTTATAGCCAAAAAATGGTTCAAGCATACCACAGACATTGTGATAAAATATTCGACCAACGTATTAAACCCATAATACATGACTTCATATATGATACAGGGGAATGGATGAATCATCTCACCAGTTTGAATAAACAACTAGAAGTAGAGCCATTTTACTTAGGACTTAAAACAGAAAAAGAGCTACTTAATACAAATTATAGCATATTTTGTAAAAGAGAGATTCAAATAGCTGAAAATGGTAAGATGCCAAAAAATAGAGCTATATCAGCTGCACCAGCCAGTGAGAAATGGGTAAAAGGACCAGTTATCTTTAAATTAGAATATTTGTTTAAACGCAAACTACATGGATATGGGGTTTGCGATGATGGTTATGCTTCTAATTGGGAAGAAAAAGAAGCTGTATTTGCAAAAAGGTGGAAAGATGGATATCGTTATGCAGTAGATGCAGATGGATCAGCATGGGACACAACACAACAATATCATATGAAGTATATAATTAACAAAGTATATAAATATTTATATGATAATGAAAAGATAAAACATGTTGATCCCGATATATTCTTAAACGTAGCTACTAAACGATATAAAAACATAGTCTATACGAATTATGAATCTGGTACGCCTAAAAGAGAATTAATCGCAACTGTTGACAGCACTACTTTCTCCGGATCACCAGAGACTACTTGGGCTAACACTTTAGCGATGATGTCAGTCAATTCATTTGCAATGGAATATGCTGGATATGAAACGGAACAGTATAAAAATGACAACTTAGGTGATGATTGTGGTATTTACATGACTGAACTAAAAAAAAAAAAAAAAA